CACCATTGGTGCTTCTATTGGAGTCATGTTAAGCTTGGCTTGCCATGCTTCTTCAGCTTGTGGGGTATTAAATGGAATATTCCAATAAGCAAGGTATTTTTCCTTGTCATCATATTGCGTTGCGTCATATTCTTCATGGTCAACTTTACAATGACTGCAAGTTACCGTGACTTTTACCAATGCCATTACATTCTCCTTATTAAATCGGGTATTTTGTGCAATTCTTCTTCTTCAACTGTAACTACAGAGTCGTACCAAGTGCCGTGTTTCCACCGCCAACACTTAAACTCTTTTTTAGGCATGATTACAATGGTTTTAACACCTAACGCACCTGCTAAGTGGGCTATGCCTGTGTCTACTGTAACCAATCCCTTACAGGCTTTTAAATGGCTTGCAGTCTTATTCCAGTCTTTCTTCCAACCATCATTAGGCAAAGGTGACCAAAATCTATCTTCTTCGGGGTTAAATGAGTAAGCGTCATCACCTACTAATTCAAGCATTTTTTCTGGGCGCATAGTGCGTACATAATGCAAAATGCCTTTAGAAGTAGACCAGTTGACTGCTAGTTTTTTAGGAATATTGCTTGCAATAGCGTCTAAATAGCCTTCTGACCCTACAATTTTGTTTGTGTTGCACGGAAACAACGCTTTAGCGTAAGTTGGTGCAAGACTAATGTAATAAGGTAGTGAAATAATGCCAATCCAATAGTCTGACTGTGTAGCAATACCTTCTTCAGGCATATTAGTAAATGTGTCAACGCAGTCTAATTGACCTAATAGCGTATGCAATGAACCATGTTGCAATAAAACAACAGACTTAGCACCCATAACCTTTAAAAATGGCAAAAAGCGTGCATATTGAATAATGTCACCAAAGCCTTGCTCTGCTTGCACAGTAATAGTCTTACCTAGTAGGCTTTCACCTCTCCAGACTGGCATTTTTAATGGTTGAACATAGGCCTGTGCTTGGTTAGCCATTATTTCAGGATGCCATCTGTATTCAAATAGCCTAAATCCAGCGTCTAAGCGACCAGCATGGAGGTGTTCGTAGGCTTTCTTGTATTCCGTGTGTGGGTTTAAAGTAAGAGTGCTAATAGTGCTTCCTCATCGTCTAATTCTGCTTGACGCTTAACTTCTAAGATTGCTAACTCTTGTTCTAACCTGAGTTTTGCAGCCCTTATTAATACAGCGTTTTGCAAGTCTTGTTGTTGCGTTACAAGATTAGCGATGTATCGGTCAATATTTGCTAGGTTTGACGGTATATCAACGCTAACTTCTTGATTGGATTGTATATTAGTTTGTTGCTTGCTTGCAACAGGTTTAGGGTCTATTAAATCTGCAATGGTTTGCTTGCGGTTTTCAGCGTCAGCTTTTAACGCTTCAATACGCTTTTCTTCTGCCTGGCGAAGTTTCTTCTGAATACCTTTAAGACGCTTTAATTCTTCTTTTGTGTAAGGTGCGTCATCACCGCCTAACCCTTGACGGCCAAAAGGTGTAATGACAATTTGAAACGCATCATTTTGAAACGCATTAGGCTGAAAAGCTGTAAACATTATGAAACAAATGTAATTGTATTAATTCGGTTATATTTTAAAATAAGTTTTGTCATAATATTTGTCTTAAATTATTAAACTAAGTAAAAGCCACTAAAATATAAAGTTAAAGTACTTAAAGCTAAATTTGTTTTAGAAGTATTGTTTTGTAAAACTAAAGTCATTGTTGTAGAGCTTGCATCAACTAACCCTTGACCAGCATTATTAGCACTTACGCTTGTGCTATTACCGCCATACAAAAGGTTTGCACAAACAGCAGGAGCAAAAGGAAGCCCTGATATTTTAGCTTGAGAAACATCGGCAGTAGTTGGATAAGTTAATTTTGCGTTAATGTAAACAACATTACCAATCTTTGTATATCTAGCTGTGACAGAAGTAAATGTCAAACTAGCGCCGCTAGCGTCTGCGGGTGTCCAAGTACCTTCTTCATAATCATCTAATGTGTTTACATCAGTAGAAGCAGATTGGGTTGCTGGAAATGTGATGCCATTAGATACTTGTAATACACCACCGCCTGCTGTTGCAGAAGTTAAACCTACCAACACATTACCATTAGAGTCAATACGCATCTTTTCTGTAGGAGAGCTGCCATTTACATGGGTTGTAAATGCAAGCGCACCAGCAAAATTCCCATCAGTTGCATTTTCTTTAATACCTTTGATATTACCAGCATCAAAATATGCTCCTGCTGTATTATATTTTGCTCTAAATGTAATTCCGCCACCTACACCTGAAGCAAAAGCTGTGGTGTCAACTGCGTAAATTAAAGCTCTTGCATCGCCATTTGTTGTTGGCACACCACTTACATCTAATCTTCCACTAGGACTGCTAGTACCAATGCCTACATTACCGCTTGTATCAATGCGTAGTCTTTCGCTACCGCCTGTAAACATTGTTAAGGGTAGGTATGTACCTGTTCCTAAAATGTTAGATTTAATTGCTACAACACCCGATGAATCAATAATAAATTGACCAAAAGAATTGTTTGTTTGGTCTGAAGTGTTGTATATATTTAATGCTGTGTCTGTTCCCGTACCATTTGGCAAGAAAGTCATTCTTGTAGCACCGTTTGTTGTGCTTGTTTGAAACGCTAGACGATTAGATAAAGTAGCGTTAGTAAAATCACCAGTAATACGATTACCAGTACCAGTAAATGTTAAGTTATTGCTAGTTGATATACCTGTAGTAGTAAATGTTGTGCCGTTGTACTGTAATCCTAATGACTGATTAAGGGTTGTTGTACCTTGACCATAAGGCACATAATTAGTTGTAAATGTTGTTGCTGGGGCTTTACCGTTAAATGTATTCCAATCGGTAGAAGTTAAATAACCATCGGTTGTAGTATTGGCTGCTGCCATGCTAATAGCAGGTGTTGTACCACCACTACTTACTACTGGTGCTGTGCCTGTAACGCTAGTTACTGTACCTACGCTAATTGAGCCGCCAAGACTTGTGCTTGTGCCATTAATGGTAATAGCTGAGTTTGTAAGGCTTGCGTTGCCAATATTGCTTAAAGTATTGGTAGAGCCTGAAATAGACTTATTTGTTAAAGTATCGGTAGTATTTCTGCCAACCAAAGTCGTTGTTGCATCGGGCAAAGTTACCACATGACCAGCAGTAGAAACGGCATCTAACAAGGTAATAGCACTTGCTGCACTACCTGAACTTCTAAATCTAATGCCTTTATTAAAGTCTGTGCCATCACTAATGGTGACTAATCCACTACCTTTTGGCTGAATATGCAATCCAATATTAGTGCTTGGGCCATCTGCATAAACATGAAGTGGTACACCTACTCCAATGCCGTTTTTAACGGTTAAGAAATCGGTTGCTGAAGCAGTAGGAGAAAGACCTAGTATTTCATTGCCGTTAGTGTCTAATATTTCATTGATTTTAGGTGATGTTAATGTTGCACCTGCAATATTTCCTGTGTCATCCATTGTGACTACAGAATTTTGTATTAATTTACCTGTAGTGCTATCAAATCTTGCTATCGCATTGTCTGTAGCAGAAGCTGGGCCAACTACATCGCCACCAGCATCAGTATTGTCAACCTTTTGCCATGCAGTACCGTTATATACTGCCCAATCGCCTACTTGCCAATCCGTAATACCGTTAAGGTCTGTGCTACCAGCTACGCTAACTACATAGTAATAACCCTTAGTGCCTACTGAAGAAGTAAGTGTAGGAGTATTTGTACTAGCGTTCCATGTACCTTGATAGCTTAACGCACCTAATACGGCTGCTGGTAATTCACTAACAGGCACTTTACCTGTGCCATCTAGCGTTGCTACTCCATTGGCTACACCAGCGTTTAATTCAGCAGCAGTACCCAATCCAACTAATGTATGGGTTTCATTCCAATCACTAGGGCGAATTAGGGTTGTGTCATCCCCGTCAGGTATCGTTGAAACCTTAGTATGCGTTACGACAATAGCCATTATTGGACTCCGATTATCTTGCCGTCTTGACCTCTAACCACAGTCTTTGGCCTGTTGTGTTGGGCATTAATTGTTTCTACTAAAGCACTAATAGCTTGTGCCATTTGTTGATTTCCACTACCAATAGCGTCAGCAATAGGTTGCATTGGCGATTCCATAGACTTAGCCATGTCTTGTTCAGTCATGTAAGCCATTGAACCATCAGACTCGTCTGAGCCAATCCTTGCTACTTCAATCTTTGCGCCATTGTTAATGTGTGCTAACAAGACTTGAGTGTTTCTCTCAGTCATCATCTTCATTTGGGCAACTTTCATCTCCATCTCTCTGTCCATCTGATTACGCTGTTCTTCAAGTTGGAATTTAAGTTGGTTTTCTTGTGCCTGGTACTCTTGTTTAGCTTTCTCAAGTTCCATTTGCATTTGCATTTTTTGTTGCTCCATCTGCATTTGTGCTTGCATTTCAGCTTGTTTAGCTTGTGCTTGGGCTTGCATCTTAGCCTGTTCCATCTGGGCTTGCATTTGTAATTTCTGCACTTCAGGTGGAGGTGGCTTAGGCTGACCTTCAGACTGTTTAGCTTGTTGACGCAATTTATCAGCAGTTTCGTCAATAATTCCTTCTAATTGCTTACCTGCTTTAAATGCTGTTACACCAAACTTGAGCATTTCAATAGCCATAGGTGCTAATTCAGGCTGAGTTTGCACTAACGGTACTGCTTGTTGGAAGAATCCACCGACTGCTGCCAAGAATTGCATACGGTCTTGCTTTTCTTGCTGTTCATCTTGGTAAATCATTGAGTCAGAAGTGACTTCAATGCGGAAATTTTTAGCAGCTTGGTCACGCAATAAGCCAATAGCTTGCGGAATAAGCTGTTTATCGGTATCTGACAGTTGCATTGCACCAGAAATCTGTACTAATGTCTCATCAGTAAAGTGATTGCAAATAATCTGCGCTTTAATGCTTAACAAGCTAGTAGCAAAGTCTACGACTGCGTGTTGCTGAGTTTTTAAACGACCTGAAGCGTTGTTACTCTTAATAATTTGTGCGCCAAGAGTGTCATTAGGGTCTGATTGACCACGCTGAATGTCAGCAATACCCATTAATTCATAAATTTGACCCTTTACCTGGTCCATTGCCTGATAACAAGACATCAATGCAGTAGCAAAAGGTGTCAAATCGACTAAATCAATAGCACCTTTCATGCCTTGCTTCTCAGCAAATGCCATCCAGTTGTTTACTGGAATCATTGTGTTGTTTTCGCCTTCAGAGAATAAGCGTTGTAACTCACTTGCTGAAGCGTCATATACACCACGCACTTTTAATGCGTTAATTAAGCCATCTATGCGGTCACAAAGAACATCTAACTCTCTAGCTTGGTCTTGGTAAATAGTAAAGTCAGGAATAGGCTCTAGTGAGTCAGTAGTCAAAGTAGCGTAGAGTGGTTTTGGGCAAGGCCAGAAGTTCTCTAAACCTAATGGGTCATCTCTTTCGTCAAGAATCTTGCCTAATGACTTAGAAATCCATAATACTTTGCCTGTTTCTTTGTCCCAAATCTCATAAATAACAGCTTCATATACACCGTCATCAGACTTATAAGACTGCTTTAAGTCATCAGGCTTAGTATCTAAAGGTATTTGGTAGCCTAAATCTTCGCCAAAGCGTTCAACTAATGCAGGGCGAGACATATAGACTCTGCGCCATACTGCTGTTACTTCTTCCCATGTACGGGCAATAGTATGTCCAAAGTCTCTCCAATGGACATAATCTACTGGGCAGCACTCATATTCAATGCGTTCAGGGTTTTCCAACTCCATTGCTTCAGAAGTTTCAGCTTCATCGCTATCTTCGCTTACTTGGAATCCATCGTCAGGTTCTCCAGCTTCTTCGCCAACAATATGCGGTTCGTAACGCACCCAAGCTACACCACGACCACCTAATAACCTATCTAATACTGCGTTATTCATGGCAGACTTATAGTCACCATAATGTTCAATTTCAAACTCTAATGCCCTTTCGAGCATCATTGAAGCTACACGACCTATTGGGTCATTGTCCCTAAACCTACGGCTAACATCAGGTCTAGGCAGTCTTGCAAAGATAGCTGGCTGAATAGTCTGTACATTACTCCAGAGGATGTTAAATCGTGCATTAGGGTTTCTGTCGTAACGGGAATCATCTTTGTATTTCTTTACAATTCGGTCAACTCTGGCTTCCCAACGCTTATATGAGCGTTCATAACCCATTATTGTTTTATACCAATCTTCGTAGGTATGATTAACTGTAGCTTTATCGTTTGCCATCAAATTCTTCCTCTTGAAGTGGTCTGTGGGTTTTGTTTCCACATATCATTCAAACTTACTTCGGTTTTACCTACAAATAGCCCTTTAATGGAGTCATCCTTATGGGGCAACTTAGCTTCTTCTTTCCAGGCAATACTTAGCATCCTAAATGCGTCTGCACCATGAGAAGTCCAATCGTGCCTAGGTTTATCCCTAAACACTTTTTTATCCTCATCGTATTCACGCTGGTACTGCCTTAAACATTCAATGCCGTCTTCACACTTATGGTCAAACCAAGCCCTAGTTAATGCTAGTCGTGTTGCTTGTATACCATCTTGTAGTGACAAACTTGGCACAATTTTCATTGATTTTAACGCAATTTTGTCTGAAAGTTGTTCAATTATGCTTCTATTTGACGCAAGTGTCTTTGCACGGGCATCGTGAGGTAAGTAATGTGTACCGTACACATAGCCTCTTTCTTTCTCTCTTGACTGAATAATTCCAGAGTAAAACGCTACTGGTTGACCATTAGACGAATGGTAATCAAGAAGTCTAATTTCGCCATGTACCACTTGAAACCACCAAATAGCGGTATCGTCTGAATAACCCAAGTCCCATGCGGTATGCACAGGAAACATAGGGTCATACTCAATATCGGTAATTCTGCCTTGGTCAGTAAGTTGACGCATCTCTTTGCCGTAGAAAGCACCTAGAATGGCAGACTCAAAGTCACACTCAAACTCTTGTAAGTATTGGTCTTGAGTCATAGACTTAGCAGCGTCAGCTAATTCAGACTCAGGCAATAGCCCTGTTTGGCTTGCCCTTAGTGTCTTAGCGTACCAAGCATCATTCTTAGTAGCGTTGTTGTATATGTCCCAAAAGGCATTATGACCTTTAGGTGTACCAATGAATACTGCCCAACCTAGTCTGTCTGCGAGGAGTGGTCTAATAATCTCACCCCAAATACGAGGACGCATATCAGCATATTCGTCAAGTACGATGCCATCAAGGTAAAGACCACGAAGGGAATCAGCATTGTCAGCACCAAACAGTCGAATCCTCGCACCATTAATGAGTTCGACCCAAAGTTCAGACTGGTTAGCCTTTGCCATAACAGGCTTAGAGAAGCGTAATAAGTAGTCCCAAGCAATGTTTTTAGCTTGGCTGTAATAAGGGGCAACATAGGCATACCTTCCGTCTTCTTTGTTTTCAATGAGTGCTTTGTATAGGAGTTCGTTAATACAGCTAACAGTCTTACCACAGCGTCTATGGGCTACTATGACTGCCCAACGCTCACTTCTTTCGTGAAAGTCTAAGAATACATCCCTAGGCTTATAGTCTAATTCGACTTCTTGGACTATTTCTTCCAAGATACCACCATGCGTACTGGTGCTTTGTCATCCCCTACTACTTCTGTTCTAGCTAGTTTAGGTACATGGTATTCCATCACAGTCTGTAGCATACCAAAAGCCTTTTCAGGGTTTGGCGCAACTATGTATTTACCTTCATCGTTTTGGATGCCGTCAGCAACGCTTTGTAGCCACTCTTGCATTTTGTGTGCATTGCCATCAACAAACTTAGCAATCGCTTCCCTAGCTGCGGTAGTGCTTTTATTGGGTATTCCAGGCTTTCTACCAGTCCTATTTAAGTTATCTTCAACAGATTTCGACAGTTTTTTGTCCATACATTTTCAAGTAGTTGATTTGTAAGGGTTTAATTCTACAACAGTTTATCCCACTATGTCTACATCGTGGTATTTGTTCATTGCTTTAGACAATGCTTCTTTGCGTCTCATTCTTTCGTTAGCTTTTCTATTAAGAATGTTGCTATCGTCTAACTCTAATGGAGGATTGTGGTCTTGACGCTTTTTCTGTTGTTTCTCTAGCGTTGTTTCTTTGTGCGGACGCAACATAGCATCTTCAGGCTTATAGTATCGGCTCATGTGTTTCATGCGTTAGCCTCTACATATTTAGCATATTGTTCTTCTAACTTAGCTTTTCTTGCGCCTTTAGCATGAGTGCGTTCTTCACTCAATGCAATAGCCATAGCTTGTTTCTTTGGCTTTCCTGCGGCAACTTCTGTCTTGTAGTTCTTACCTACGCTTTGGGCGCTACCTGATTTATCGAGTGGCATATAAGTCCTATTTTAAAAAGCGTAGTTTGTAAGTGGTTGAGTCTATTAAATCAGCAATGGCATCTACCAAATTGCATAATTGTTCGTCTTTGGGCAAATCTTTACGAGCCTCTTTTACAAAGGTTTGTAGGCTTTGCAAGTATCTAACAGCATCTTTTGGTTGGTGGTATACGCTTGGAAAAGTCGTAATCTTGTCATAACAACCCATATAGGCTTCTACATAAGCGTCTGTAAGGTCTACTATGCCGTCATAGTATTCGCCCAAAGCCATGTGTTTACTGAAAGAGTCAGTAGACCAATGAAAAAAGTGGGTATTTGTCGCTGAGTGCAACAAAGTGGCGGCAAACATGGCAACATTATCATTCATAAACTACTCCATTTTTAGTGATTTTAGCACCTCAATAGCTTCTTCGCTTGAATTTACCCTAAATAAATACCCACCTTTCCAACCAGCAATAAACTTAATTTGCTCAGGGGTAAACTTTTTATTAGCACCATCTTTTACTTCAATTAAAATAGTATGTCCTTCGTAGGCCACAAGTAAATCAGGTATTCCAGAGCCTACCATGTGCAATAAATGAACATCAGCACCATAATCTCGTAGTGCTTTAACAACAGAGGCTTGGTTTTTATCTACTTTTTTCGCAAATGACATATTATTCAGTTAGTATTTGGTAACTTATTGATTATAGGGGATTTTTAATGGCTGGCTATTGGTTAACAGACGAAGAATGGATTAAATCTTGGAATGAATTAAAAAGCCCTGAAAAATTCTCAAAAATTAATAAAATTAATATTCGCAATGTCTATTCTCGTAGGCGGTCAATAGAAGCAAGGTTAGGCATTAAATTAGAAACCTTTGCAAGCAAACACCCAACTCAAATAAAGAAAATACAACAAACGCCTGGCAATGTACGCAGAGGTATAGACATAGAAAAAGGCAGAGTTATTGTATTTAGTGACGCACACTTTTGGCCTGACGAGACTACTACAGCGTTTAAAGCACTCTTAGAGATGATTAAAGAATACAAGCCTACTGCCATAGTCTGTAATGGGGATGCGCTTGATGGGGCTAATTTAAGCCGTTTCCCTAGGCAAGATTGGGCAAAAATACCTAGCGTAAAAGAAGAATTAGACGCTTGCCAATATTATTTAGGTGAAATTGAAGCGGTAGCCAAAGGTGCTAAGTTATTTTGGCCTATTGGTAATCATGACCAAAGACTAGAAATGTCTATTATTGCTAACCTTCCTTCATTTGAAGGTGTGCGTGGTACTAGCCTTAAAGACTACTTCCCTATGTGGAATCCTTGCTGGTCATTTTGGGTAAATGAAGACACTTGCATCAAGCATCGTTGGAAAGGTGGCTGGACAGGCGGTAGAAACAACGCTGTCAATAGCGGTGTCAATATGATTACAGGCCATACTCATGTGTTAAGTGCCATTCCCTTTAATGACTACAACGGCACTCGTTGGGGTGTGCAAACAGGTACGCTTGCTGACCCTAATGGGCAACAGTTTAGTTATACAGAGGACACCCCTAAAGATTGGAATTCAGGGTTTGTAATGCTTTCATTTGAGCGCAGCAAATTATTGCAACCTGAAATGATTAGAGTATGGGGTGAGGATGAAGTAGAGTTTAGAGGGCAAATACATAGAGTATGAGACTTAACCCAGAGGTTGTTAAAAACCTTTACGCTTCTCTTTATTGTTGCTATCCATTTACTAAATGGAAAATGCCTATTCCCGAAGAAATAGACTTTGTTGTTACTGCTGACCCTGAGTTAATGGGTACTTACCTGTACGACACAGGTGAAGATTATGAGCATACCATTACTATTTCTTCTGCCAGGTGCGGTCATTACTACACCGTCATTACGACATTAGCGCATGAAATGGTACACATGAGTTTTCATCGGCAAAAAGGTGAAAAGTGGATGCAACATGGCAAACCATTTAGGGCAAGGTGTTTAATGGTAGCGCATGAATTAGGGCTTGACGGCCTAGAATTGTAGGCTTATCCATACAGCTATTGCAGGTAACAGTATAACCAACACACCAAAAGCTAAAATAATATCATTCACTTAAAGCCCTTTCCAAGTTTCTGACTGACTCGTTCCAATAACTCCTCACAGGATATTTCGTATTTTCTTTCAAAACCTTTGACACCCAATCCGTGAATTCCAGAGTTTCCCCTATGATGCTCTGGGCATAAAGGCATGACTTCGGATGTAGCCCGTTTAGTTCCATATCTCCTAACATGATGGAGTTCTGCTGGAGTGCCTTCAATCCCAAGGAATTCGGAGCATAGAATACATCCGAGTTCTGCAATCTTATTGAGAGCGTTCTTTTCATTTTTTGTAGCCATCAGCCAATTCGTACCATTGTCTATAAAACTGTTTAAAAGACTCAAACCCTATGCCAGCTTTGTAAGGCTTACCTTCAGGTGTAAGCGTCCAGTATGAATCAATTACAGTTTCATTATCCGTATTGCCGTAAATAATCACCACCATAAAACTAGGTTTGGCAGCCAAGGCTTGCAACATAATCTTTTGCCCTGTGCTGACTTTTTCGCCAGGTCTTTTCCATTCAAGAATTAAGAATTGACCGTTACGCTCAAGTATGCCATCTACATTACTAGGAATCAATGCAGGGTTTGAAGGAATTAACCCTTTAAACTCCGCATAGTCCGTATGCGTAGCAAACATATTACGCATTAGTTTCGCAGCCATTGTTCCTTTAATGCCCTAACGCTGGCAATCTCTAATTTAATGGTTTCATCAGCTAAATCATGGGCTATTTTAGTAGCTAATTCAAAATTGTTTTTAAGTGTAGCGTTGTTGTAATCTTTCATTAGTCGTTGAATTTTAAGGTAATTTTCAGAGTAATCTGTCATTTAGTCATTCTTTCAATGTTTCTGTTGCTTGCTTCTTGTGTTCTGTATAACTCAAATCGCATCTTAGCTGCTTCCAACTGCCATCTAAGAGCTTCTGTTTCTTCAGTCGCCAGACCAATGGCCTCACATAACTCTTGATAAGCCTGTGATTTATACGCATCCATCTCTTTGCCCCCAATCGTTGTTGCCTCTGACTTAGACATTTCAATAGCTTTAAGACTGTGCTTAAACGCCTCGAATTGAGCGAGGTTGCCTTTCGCCTTTGCGTAATGCGGCGCTGTTTTAAATATGAAGTCGATTGCATCATTTGGGTCATAGTCTTTCATAAGTTACCCCATTGTTGGGCCATAGCATCGGCAATACCTTGAAATGTTTTGTTTCTAATTTTTTTAATTTCAGGAGTGTTGTACCCAATTTTTTTACCATTTGCGTCAGCAACATCATGCGACCAACTTGGCATACGCTTACCAGTTTTGCTTATGTAAAAACTTCCTTTTTCTACTATTTTTGTGGGTTGCAACAATGGCAAATTTTTAAGCCATAAACAAGTAGTTTTTTGTGCTTCATGCCCAAACTGCCAAGGTTGAATTATTTGGTCAGGTTTACGGTAAATTGATGACATTATGCCAACTGGGTTTTCTACGGCAATTTTAGGTATATCAGCATTAACTACTTTTAAAAAGAAATCTATACCTTGTTGTTGTCTGCCGTCTGTTCTTTTTTGTGCAAAATGTTTAGCACCGCTAACAGCTAAATGAGTGCATGGTGGAAAAGCAACCATCATATCCCAACCGTCATTAATGATGTCAAACATATCACCTTGATAATGTGGCCCTGGTAAATCTGTAGGCTCAATATCGCAGCTTACTGCGTCATGGCCTGCTTTAATAAAAGCATTACGCACAGTACCGCTAAACTCACACGCTATAAGTATTTTCATTTGAGTGCCATCCACAATCCAACTTGGGCAAACGCATAACCAACCCAAATCATTGCGTTAGGTATTGCACCTTTTTTTAATTGCAATAGACCTACTATTAAATACCCAATCCCTGTTGCTCCGACAATGTATTTTTCCAACATTTCCATTCCCCTTTATTGCCTAATTTGTACTGCGTGTAAAAGTCGTTTAAAAGTGCTTCATTTAGTTTGTGTTTGCTTATGTATAAACGAAACCAGGTTAACCCTTTTTTATGCCGTAAAGCACATAAATACCTTACACCGCAATCATGTTTAGCTTTCTCATACATTTCTGTTTCAAGCTGTCATAAGAGTCGTAACCTGTACCCAATACTCCAAGCTCTTTTGCTTTGGCTTCAATACCTTCGTTAGAAAACATCCACTTTTTGTCAATTTTTTCTTTCTTGGGTTCTATTACCAATTCATCTTCATAACGCTCACCATTTAGCCAAGTGCTTGCATGGGGTATAAATTCTAACTCAGTTTCTTTTGCTTTCCAGTATTCGCAATGTGTATTAATAGCTTTTGCAGCCATAAGTTGTTGCTCTGCGGTAAGTTTTGCCCAGGCTTTTCTTGCAGCTGCTTTAGCAATTTTTCGTGGATATAAAGACCAGAATTCATCAAACATTCTCCTGTAACTCTTTCATATTAAAGTTTGCAATATAAATTTTTCAAGTTTAGAAATTCTTAATTGTGCGTTTTTAAGTTCTTGCAAATATTTTGCTGTTTCAATAGTATCTTCCAAATTTGGCCTATTAAAAAGAACTTCTGAACCAGGAACGCAATATTGCCCAGGAATATAATCTTGGTATTCCCATTTTTTGTTTTCATCGCAAAAATATCTAATTGCTATTGGTCTTATACTCATTTCTCTTGTGCCTTTCTTAGTATTGCTCTAGCAAACTTGTTGTAATGAATTGCACTTATGCTTCCATCAGTCCATTCTTCATAAAACTCATCGCCATGCCAAAGGTTGTCTATTTCCTCATCTGTTAGTGTCTTTGCTTTTAAAAGCCTATTTTCAGTTTCAATAATTCCAAGTCGTTTGCCATCATCAAATCTTTGATTTACAAGTTTTTCCAATTCTTTTATGCGGTTATGTTGTTCCTTTAGCCGTGTTTCTGCCTCTGGACACCAGTCGTATTCACCTCTACCCAAATGGTCTGCAATGTCTAATGAAGATTGATTGCTTTTGGTCATTTCTCTTGTTGCTTTTTTAAAGCCCATGCTAATGGTTCATTATTTATTTCTGTTTTACCGTCATAAGTTCGTAAATCTTTGTTGGTTAGCGTTGTGTGTAGTTGCAACTTCAACGCTTCTATTTCAGCTTGTTGCTGGCGTAGCATGGTGGCTATTTCTTTTTGATAAGCACAACAGGCATTTTCTGCCATATCAGCTAGTTCATATGCGTTCATTGCATCACCCTTGGTGTCATTGGTGTTGGTGGGCTTGGCGGTACTGTATAGCCTGTATTACCAATAACGCTAGTTGCATACCCTTGCGGTGTGCTAAATACAACCTGGTTAGGGTAAATTGTAGCAGTTTGAGTGGTGTAACCCATTGGGTTTACAAACTGTGCGGTGTTGCCGTTTATTTGTATTGTCCCCATGTTATAACCACGACTGTCGGTCATTTGTACTTGTTGCGCTTTAGCTGGTACTCCGTATGCAAACATACCACCAAGTAAAGCACCTAATAAACAACTACCTATAAAGTCTTTCATTTAAATCCCCTTTGAGTTAAACAACAATTACAGTTTAATCATCCTACAAGCTAAGTCCATACTCCAAAACCCTAATGTTGTAAAAAAACCATAGCACGACCAACGACACAAGTGTCGGTTTAATTGCGTGATGTATTGAGTAACGACTCTATCTAAGCTGGCGCAATCCAGTAATTAAGGCTATCGCAGGTGTCGACCCTCGCTTCACTCTACCTATTAGTGACCTCTAGCCCATCTAGCATTTTTCTAACGCCCACAGCATTTAGGGCGGTCAAGAATAAGAAAACCCCAATAATCTTAGGTGGGGTATGTCCCTTGGCATGGGCAACTACAGACAAATTCCTCAAGTCGATTTCTCGCTATCTGTCTATAACTACACATACCCCGCCTAAAAATACTGGGGTTGTACGACTTGAGTTTGTCTGAGATGCCACTCTCAACAATTAATTATACTACTCTGTGCATTCGCATGGCAAGTCAAACCCAAAAAAAGGTAATGTCATTTGAGATTTGTGCATCAAAATTACATCAGACCAAGCATAATTACGGCCTAATCCTTTGATTGATGTCAATTCTGCCTGTTTCTCAATGTCTAAAGCCCTTTGCAACAAATCTGGGTGTTTTTCATACAAATCAATAATTTCTTTTGGGCGAGAAGATGGGCAAAAAAAGCAAGCTGACTTACCAACATTGGTAATTCCATGCTTTGCAATAATGTCTAAGCAATTTTGCCTATCCCATTGCCATTCAATTAATGGGTATTCATAATCATATTTAGGGTCATCACGCTTGGCAGCATTGTCAGCCCTGTGCGATTCACCAGCATCATAACCAATGTATTTAACGCATTTTGCGCCTGTTTCCCACCATTTAATAGCTGGATTCCAATGATTTAAAAACTTGTCTTGTGGGGCTATTTTGTGCTTTTGTGAGCATGATTTAAACCCATAAGCAATAGATGGTAAGTTATGTCGCCTATGGCATTCTTGTTCAAGTGTTTCTAAACTGCCATCTTTGCGCACTTTTCTAACAATGGTAATTTCAGGTAAACCTTTGCCAATTAGCCATTTGCTAAAGTTTTCAATGTGAGCATAAGTTTCTGGTCGTTCACCACCTGTGTCGGCAAAAAGAATTAAATCTATAGGTCTGTTTGTTTCATAAAGACCAAGAATCATAGCTGTACTATCCACGCCCCCCCCAAAAGCAACAATGTGGGGTTTATTCATCTTGTTTTCCAAATGCGTTGTTTTTAAGCAACTCAGGCCATATAAGCCAAAAGTTTGTAGGGAATAAATCTTGCCTGGTTACAAGCCCATGACTTACTTCTTCTATTCTTGCGCCCAAAAGCATATATTTGTCGGCTGGAATACCTCTTACACGCCAGTTAGAAACGGCAGCAGGGTCTACTTTGCACATTCTTGCTACCTTTGCCGTACCGCCTAAAAGGTCAATAATTGCGCTGTCTGTAAGTTTAAGTTGTCTGTCCATTCACAAAGTTTACCTTCTATGTTGTTTATTTGCAAACAGTTTACTTTTTTTATACACTTGTGTTAAAGTGTCTGTATAGCAAATTCGCTATGTATTTAAGGGGAACTTAAATGTGTGAAGAATTACATCAAGTAATGCTAGAAATGGAAGAACAGCTTGAAGAAGCATTAGACGCAATGGAATGTGGATGGCCTACACAAGACCAAATTAACATTATTCGCCATGCGTGTGGCAAACCACGAAACAGTCATGTAAACCCTGTACTGCGTGATGTGATTAATGATTTTGGCAATATTTTTGGCAATCCTTTGGCTAACTTTTCATCAATTAGGGGCGAAAAATGATGCAATCAGAATCCATTGCTAATTTAACATTAGCTTTAGCTACAGTACAAGGAAAAATGTCCCATGCGGTTAAAGACTCAGCTAATCCTTTTTTTAAGTCTAAGTATGCTGACCTTGAGTCTGTGTGGGGCGCTTGTCGTGACCTTCTTTCTGCGAATGGGCTGGCAGTTATGCAGTTTCCAGGTCTTTATTCAGAATTGGACAAGTCTATGTCTTTAACAACCATTATTAGCCACAAGTCTGGCGAATACATTAGTCAAGAAATGTCTGTGCCTGTTAGCAAGGTAGACCCACAAGGTGCTGGGTCAGCTTTAACTTATATGCGTAGGTACGCATTAGCAGCAGTAGTAGGAGTAGTGCAAGCAGACGATGACGGTAATGCCGCTTCGTCACCTAAACCAGTAGTAAAAGCGAAAGAGATTTAATCATGGCATACATTCCAAAAGAGGGTAGTGGCTCACTATTTAAAAATGACCGCAAAACGACTGAAACACACCCTGATTACACGGGTTCAATTATGGTTAATGGTAAAGAACATTACCTTTCGGGTTGGATTAAAGAAGGCACTAAAGGCAAGTTTTTCAGTATTTCAATAGGTAAAGAAAAGCAACCTAAAGGCTTTATTGCTAAAGGTAGTGATGAATTGCCCAAAAACTTTGACGATGACACTCCTTTTTAAGGAATAATATGAAAACCGTTATTAATGACATTATTCAGCAAAACATAGAGTCCATACACGATGAAGACTTTCATGTTGACGAAACAAGGCAGTTAATATCTATGACTCCTGAAGGTCTGGTTAGTGTTATTAATACGGTAGTCAAAGTAGCAGCAGACAAAGTAACAGACGCAACCGAAAGAGAAGCAATTTTAAAAATGTGTAATTAACTACACAAAAGGGGAAAATATGAGTCAGCATTGGTATTGCGCCAAAACAGGCAAAACACGCTATACAACTATTGGCAAAAACGGCAAAGAAAGAAGTACTACGCTTAGAGATGCCAAAGCTAACCCAGGTACATTAGTGCCTTCAGTTAGCACAATTAATAGCCAATTATCTAAAGACGGCCTTAATACATGGCTACAGTCTGAAGCTATAAAAGCTGCTTCAGAAAACCCAAGGGGTCTGCAAGAAGAAGAAAAAGAATATGTAGACAGAATTCTATATATTGCAAAGCAAAAGTCACAAGAAGCCATGACTAGGGGTACTCTTATACATGACTTTATAGAAGCCTTCTACAACCAAGAATATATGCCAGAGATGCCAGCGTATGTCCGTAAGGTAGATGACGCTATAACAGCCCATTTTGGCACTCAGCTATGGATTCCTGAGCAGTCATTAGTCAACCAAGAAGGTTATGGCGGTAAATGTGATTTATATGCCAAGCCAAAGCATGACTTTTGTGGGGTAGTAATTGACTTTAAGACTACGGAAAAATGCCCTGGTGATTTAACACCCTACCTAGAGCATACACTACAGTTAGCAGCCTACCGTGAGGTTTTAGCACCTACAGCTAGGTGTGCCAATGTCTACATTAACGGCACTACTGGCGAAGTAGCAATATATGAACATAGCGAACAAGACATTCGCGATGGTTATGAAATGTTTTTGGCTTTGTTGCGAATTTACAAACTTAAAACTGGGTTAAACTAAACAACGGGGGCGAGGTGATTTTCCCCTTTTCGCCTACCATGTCTGTCCGTGCAGACCGCCCCCACCTAATTTAAAAATGTTTGTAAGTGCATGAAATTTCAATAAAAAATCATGCAAAAATGTGACATTTGTAAGGGTGTTAAGCCGCCAATGTAGGATGCAGTAATTGGGTTATTTTGCGGCTTTCTCGCCCATTGATAGCAACTGCCAAATACAACCCATTTGTATAAACGCAACACTAGGTATAAATACTTAGTGACTTCTATTGCAATCCCTAAGAAACTACAGTCTTTAAGGGGAAACAAATGAAAAAAAACACAAAAGCACCGTATATGGGCTGGTTATATGTTGGCGATACATCGGTGGATGTACATGGCTATAGCGACTACGATATATGCGAAGTTTACATTACAGACACAGATATTAGTGTATTGGAAATGATTGTTGAACTTGGCGGATGGGATAAGTTTTTAGATAGGGCTAGTGAAGCCTGTTATGAATACCGTGCAAGGACAGCTTAATGGATAAATATGGGCGCAGAGTGTTTGAAGGAGAAGCGCCATGTGACAAATGCGACCAAGCACCAGACTGCAAAGAATATGAATGGGCTTGTAGGGCATTTAGTTACTATGTGTTACATGGCTACTTTGAAAGCTACACAGTTAGACACCCTACTAGGGGTATGTTTAACAAAATATTTAAAGAAGATGACAAAGCACTTAAAACTTATATGAAGTCACTTAGGGCCAAGGAACAAATGGGCATAACTGATTTATTTGAAAAAGGGGAATAAGATGAACAATGAACCAGTAGCGTGGATAAATACACGAATTTCAGATGAAAGACCTTTTCTTGATTGGGAAAAAACTGAAGAACAAAACTATCTTTCAGTTCCACTCTACACCCATCCAGCAAAGGCAGAAGATGAAGGCAAAGTATGTGCAAGATGCGGTGCTATTGCTTATGACCCTGTTATTACACAGACAGCAAAAGAACTAACAGATGAGGAAATAATTAGCACAATGGTGCAGTTTGATGTTTATTCAAGTGATGACCATTGTTTGATTGAGGCTGGCAGAGCAATACTAAGAAAGGCACAAAATGGTTGAAGCCAAACTGTTACGCAAAAAGTTAAAGAACGGCTTGATTGTTGATAAATGGGACTTAGTAGCCATTATTGAAAAGCAACAAGCCGAACTAGATTCTTTACAAAAAAACCTTGATGTAGCTTTGATGATTGTTAACAAACCAAAACTAACAGATGAGGAAATAGTGAAACTGCATGAAGAAACATCATTTTTTGGTGTATTAGACCCAGTTAAATTTGCTAGAGCAATACTAAGAAAGGCACAAGATGGACATAAAAATTGAAATAGTCAAAGAGTATGAAGATGGGTCAGCAAACGCATTAGTACATTTTGACAATGAAGGTCTTGGAATACTAATAGAAGCTGGAATTATTAGTATTTTGCGCCAATACATTGAAGAAGAAAAAAAGGAAAAGAAATGAGTACAAGGTCATTTGGAATGGTTGGGAAAAGCTATAAATCGGTTTCAGAAGCGTTTAAAGACGCTAGTTGGTCTACTGCTATTGAGATGCCAGAAAAAAGCGAATACACGCATATATGGTCAATTCTATGGGTATTGGCAGCATTGTTTGCAATGGTATTGGTGTTTAGCCGTTTTTAATCATTTCTAACGCTTCTAATTCTTCTCTGTCTACTCTGGCAAGCCAACCTTTTTCAAACATTGGTTTTTTTAGTGACTCATAATAGTGCCGTCTAGTTTCAGAGAATTTTGCGATAAGAGTTGCGCTATTACTGGATGAAATGAGTTTTCTTGTTTTTGGGCCAATAATTCCGTCAGGTACGCAGCCAAGAGACTGTTGAAGCAATTTAATTGACCTTCCTGTCCCTGCGTTAACTCCCATTGAAAAGACAACAAAGTCGAGTCCTCTAGGTAATACTTCACAATAACAAGGCCTCCAGTATTTTAATTCGTACAACGGGGCTACATCGTCTTTGGTTAGCTTTTTAAGACTCTCTACGGGATGACCTACATATTCTTCCCAAACACGCTTGGTAACCCCTAAATTTGTTTCACCGCCTGGGTCACCTTTAAGTCCTTGTGGCCCTGTCCAACCACCTTCAGACTTTAATAACAATTCTAAACACTCTTTAAAGTTACTCATTTTTTAAGATTAGCCATAATGCGTGTACCAAACAAAAAGCCAAATGCAATGTTAGCAGCTTCAATACTTATTCTTTGAATTTCAGGTTGTACTGGCAAGAATAATGTGCCTATGCCAACAATAATGACAAACAATGCCCCTAAATAGCGACTAGAGGCTCTCAAGTCTATTACCCATTGACTAGGTTGCCCATAGGGGTTGTCTAGCTTTGCAATGGCTTCTAGCTTTGCTATTTCGTTTTGGTCAAGTTTAATTTGGTCATCTACATTTAGAGGTTTAACTCCGCCTGTAAACATACCAATTAGACTTTTAATTCCGTCAATTCCTACTGGCACTAATGCGCCAATAATGGTTTCTAATATCATTTTCTAAAAACCACTTCTGTCATGTAGCTAATAAAAGCACCAGCTACAGAAGCTACTCCCATTAATGCCCACAAAGACCCCTTAGAACGCTCTGCCATAGCAACTAACTTTTTAATGTCTACTTCTAGTGAGTCTACTTTACGCTCTAAGTTTTCTACGGAATTAACTAATTTACCGTATTCTATTGGGTCAATGTCGGCCATAATTTACTCTTGAATTAAAGATTTTTTTAGCATATCAATAAAAGCCTGTTTACCAACAGATAACTGGTCTAAATTAAACTGAGTCGAACCAATTTTGCGGTCTAAATCAGCAATATGGTTAACCATAGCTTGCTGCTCAGGCTTCATGTCTTCAAACACATACTCTACATCGTCAATAGTAATGGGAGTTGTTTTTTTCTCGCCCATGTCATTCTCCTTAAATAATCCTGAAAGCGCAGGATTTTACGCTGTAACCCAAGGTAAACCTGTCTCTTGTACAGGGTTCTTTTCTAATTCAATTTGTGCAGTAAGACTAGCTTCTACTGTGTCTTTTCCTAATGAGTCTTGTACCCAACCAATGACTTCAGTTTCAGTCAAGCTATTGTAAGGAATATATTGCTTGTTGGGTTGCTCTGTATAGTTTACTGTGCCGTAAGTAGAGGCTGTATAGTCACCATCTACAGCGTTAACTGTGTAATGTACTGTGACTACAAAACCATCAGAAGTAAGTCTGTCCATCTGTACTACATTCCATGTAAAGTTCATTTTATTTCCTTTTAAATTAACCAACTATCCAATTTGTGCCGTTGTAAAAAACTGGGATTGTTACTGCGCCACCGCCTACAACAGTTGCGCCAAAAGTAGGAGCTAAAGCATCAGTAACATACGTTTTCATTCCTGTTACCCCTGTAGGCAAAGTTGCTACTGTATAACCCAAAGTTTTTATTGGGCCAGCAACATCTAATTTAACAGCAGGAGTACTAGTACCAATACCGACATTACCACTAGCGTCAATACGCATCTGCTCTGAGCCAGATGTAGCCCAAATATGAGTATTCGCTTGGTATATCAAATCCATCCAAGAAGATGTACTTCTGTTATAACTTATGATGGTATTAGTTGTTGAAGTAGTATTAGAAACAAGTTCTATACCGCTTCCAGAAGAAGGATATGCTGCAGTACCTTGAACTGCTATTGGCCCGTTTACTTGAAGTTTTACTGAAGGACTACTAGTACCAATACCTACATTACCAGAGCTATCAATACGCATCCGTTCTAGGTTGTTTGTCAAAAAAAGCAATGGAAGTGCTCTAGCTTCCCCCATTACTGTTGTAGTAGCATTACTTAGCATATAACCAGCTACAGCACTGTTTACTCCCAATACATTAGAAACCGAAGTAGCATCATAATTAACAAAAGTCTTTGTTGCTCCTGCCGCAAAAGCTGAAGCATTTGCAGTACCAATACCTACATTACCGCTAGCATCTTTATAAAACTGTCCAGAGCCTAGATTAACTATTCCTGTACCGCCTGTGAGTGTGCCTGTGTAGGCTAGGTTTGTAGAAGATACGGCAGCAGCAGCAGTTCCACCTAATGCTGGAGGTGATGCAAAATAGTTTGTAAACCCTGTGCCTGATACTGTGCTAGATGCTGATAAAGTAGTAAATGCGCCTGTATTGGCTGTTGTTGCACCTACTGTTCCGTTAATTGGGCCTGAGAATCCAGCAGCAGTTAAGGTAGCACCGTTAAATGTCATGTTAGCTGAACCAACTACTAGACCACTAGAATTATATAAAACTTGAGTAGTAGTAGAAGAACCTACGCCACCTTTAGTAGCTAAAGTTTGCACTACACCGCTAGAATCTTTGTAGAAAAGTTTGCCGTCATTTGTGTTAATAGCGAGTTCGCCAGCAACTAAATTACCAGCCGTAGGTACAGCACTAGCCGTAGCTGTGTAATACAACGAAATTGGTGTAAATCCTGTTTGTGCCATTTTAGTATGTCCCACCAAAGATGCCTGTTAAGGCTGTTAGTGTACCAACATTATTAATGTTGTTTGTTGCCATGTTAAGTGCGCCAGACATAGGTGTTTGACCGTCTGAAGCTACTGATTGCGTAAGGGCATCAGCCACATTCTGCATAGTTGTATTAGCCCATGAGGACTCAATAACTGTGCCTGTTATAACAGGGTTGCCTACTGGGAGGTTATAGACTCCATTGCCGTTTCTACTCATTTGTTGCTCCTTGTGCGCCACGAATCATTAATAATTGGGCAAGTCTTTTTTGTTCATCAGTCATATTTGAATTAGGTATTTTACTAGCAATTTTTCCTGCCCCGTAAGCACCAAGACCAACAGTTCTAGGGCTAGTTAATGGTAATAAAGCTGCTGCACCAGGGTTTAAAGACATTAATCCTGAAGCACCAATTCCTAATGCAGTTCCTTGACCAGCTAATCCTCTTGGAGTCCAAGAAGAAAGCGCTTGACCAGATAATGCTGGCATTAAATCACCACCACCTTGTTTAGTTAAAGCGTCTGCAAGTTCTTTTCTGTATGCAAAGCTAGTATTAGCATTATTGCGAGTCAAAGACTGTAGTTTACGAATAGCTGTGTCAGCAGAAGCCCTGTCACCCAAGGACAATGCCCTTTCAATTTCTCTTTCTAACCCTAATGATTCCTCATACGCTTTCATTGTTTTAGCGTAGTTTTTGTCTTGTGCAACAATAGTGTCTTTAACAGTATTGCGAACAGAAGTAATTGCCCTTTGTGCTTGTTTCTGCATTGGACTTTCAGGGTATAAAGCGTCTAAGCGTTGTTTTAAAGCGTCTAGACCTTCAGCAGTATGCAATGTAGAGTCTTTTTTCCATTCGCCAACAATATCTTCTAATTCTCTTACTTTGCTAAGTTCTTCTTTGCCAATCTTAAATTTGCTAGTAGTTGGAGTTTCTACTTTTAAAGATTGTATTGTTTCGTCTAATTTGTTGGTAATTGGCACAAAGTCTAAGCGTTTCATTGGTGTAGGCAATGCTTTACCTGCAACAATTTCTTGGTTTGGCATAGTAGATTTAATGCCTTCTTTGTAACCAGCCATGCGGTTTGCACGAATATTAGACAATGCGTCTTTAGCTTGGTCTAATACATCAGCAGTTGAAACTTCACCTTTAAGGTTTTGCATAAAGGTTTGGTTGCCTGTTTTACCAGCTTGGTATGCTTGTCCAATAGCTTCTTCACCAGCGCCAGTAGTCATTCCCAAGCCTCTACGCAAGCCACCAGCTAACGCTTTACCGCCAGCAGTTACAGCGCTAGGAATAGTACCTAACAACGCATTTACAGGGGCTTCTTGTGCTTTTTGACTATAAAATTCTGTACCTGTTATGCCTGTTTCTTCTGGCATTAAAGCACCTTGCACCATAGCACCACCAACATTTTGTGCTAATGGGGTTGCTTTAGCAAAACTAGGAATCATACCAATGCCTTTAGCAATACCAGCAGCAGGGGCTACAGCACCAGCAACTTGACCGCCTAAATAAGACATTGGGTTAGCTTCTTGGTAAGGTTTAGCTTCTTGTGCAAAACGCTGTGCTGTTTGACCGCCTACATTGCCACCAGTAGCTAATTGCGCTGCACCAACAGGCACATCCACCATTGACTTCATAAAACCAGTCATAGCAGACTCTAATGGCCTAGGTTGTGCTTGGACATTTAATTGACCACGATTTATAGGTCTACCTAATGCAGCACCGCCACCAGTTTCACCAAACTGACCACTAGAAGCAGGTGTAGGCACTTTTTGAGCCTCTGCCATACGCATTTTAGCTTCAGCTATAGCAATAGCTTGTTGCTGTTCTAATGAAAATTCTGCCATATTAACCGCCAAATAGTTTGCGTTGTTCGGGAGTCATGTATTGCAATAACTGAGGGTCAATTTGTGGTGCTTGTTGTCCTTGTGGGGCTTGTTGTGGCTGAGATTGTGCGCCTAAACCAGTAGGTACAGGGCGGTTATGTGTTTTATACACATTCCCAACAATAATGTCAGCTTGCTTTGACAAATCATTTGCTTGTTGTTCTAAAGCCTTTTTAGAAACTAATACAGAACTTAATTTTGTAGGGTCTTTAACTACAGATTGCAAAATTTCGTAATCAGGGCCGTTTAATACACCTAAGTTGTAAGCCTCTTTTGCTTGTAACATCATATTATTGTAAGCATTACCCATTGTTGCCCTAGCATTAGGATTTGCCATATCTAAAGTGCTAAAGTTTTGTAACTTTGTTTTGTAATTTTCAATAGCGTCTTTTAAGTTAGTAGCACCAGTAACTTGTTTTAATGGGCCTTCAGGTAATGGTTTGCCAAATTGCATTTCTTGGGCAAATTTCTTTTGTTCAAGGTCAAGTCTTGCACCTTCTAAACCAAGTCTTTTGCCTTCAAAACCTAAACGCTTTTGGGCATCAGCAGCTTGTGACTCTTGATATTTAGACATTTGGTTTTTAAAGTCATTAATATTACCTTGATAACCTTGGTTTTTGGCGGCAACAAATTCTCTTTCTAAGGTAGTTGCTTCAGGCAATGCTACTTTAGAGAGTTGTGGCAATAAAGCCTTAACTTGTGGGTATTGTTGGTATTGAGAGGCTTTTGCCAATGCTAATTGTGGGTCTTGCTTATACGCTTGCATAACTTCTTGCGCTGCTTTATCGCCTTGTACACGCAATGCCATAGCCATTTCATTTTGCTTAGTGTCAGCCCTTTCACCTACAGCTTGCCCTGCCAATATATTAGCAATAGGGTTTAATGACTGTGACCATGAAGGTGCAACATAACGACCACTAATCATTTGACCTTGTGGTTGTTGCATACCTGAAGCCATTAGTAAGTCAGCTAATTTGCGTTGACGGCTAACATCCTGTAATTCAGGATTTAAGTTTAGTGCTTGTTCTTCTGGAGTCATTATGCTTTCCTTAATGCGTTTGCCATTGGGTTTGTACCTGAAACATCATACATACCTTGTGAAACTGGAGTTTGACCTTGTGTGCCAAATGTAAATGGGTTTTGGTTCATTCTATATATATTGCCTGGCGCAGCTTGTGTAGGCAAAGTAGAGCCTAATAATGAAGCTAATTGCTGTGAATTAACTCCTGTTGTTGGTTTTGTTGCAGTTCCAGAATTACCACCAAGCAATTTTGCAAGGTTTTTAACTCTGTTTGCATTAGATAAAATTTCTGACGCAGATAACCCTTTAGAGGCAGCATCCGCAGCAGCAGCAGCTTCTTCTAAATTTAACCCTGTGTAGCCCAATTCACTATAAGTAGGGCCAGCCATACCACCTTCTACACCTGTTACCCCTAACTCTTGATAAGTAGGGCCTTGCAACGGTGCGTTAGTAATAGTTTCAGTTGGGGTAACTACTGTTGAATCTACAATATCAGGTACTGTTAAATTGCTGTTTCCCAAACCAACTAACCCAGAGCTACCAAGTTCTAAACCTGTAGTTAAACTTGAAATATCAGCAGCAGATAAACCAAGTCCAGTAGACGCTAAATCAGCACCAAGCGTAGGGGCAAGAAAACCAGCACTTCCACCTATTGCTGGAGGGGCAAAGGCTAAACTTCCAAGGCTTGACAAAGCACCACCAGCAGTACCAGCACCTGTGCCAGCTAATACACTACCAGTACCAACTTCAAGTCCAGTAGTTAAGCTAGGAATAGAAGCAGCAGTTAAACCACCTGCACCACTACCAAGAGCACCTGCTCCGCTAAATGCTCCACCTAATGCAGCACCACCAATAGCACCGCCAAAAATAGCTAAAGCTGGCGCTAAATCTCTTCCAAAGTTGAATCCACTTCCACCGCTTGCTGCATCATTAGCTATTCTAGTTTGGTTTTGAATATTGGCAGAATTAGCACTATTATTAACAATAGAATTAATTTGTTCAGTAGTTAAGCCAGCAGCCATAGCCTCTGGAATTAAACTTTGTATTTTCTCTATTGTCGGTGCATTTCTATCGCTACGATTTTGACCAATTTGCCAACCAACAGAATCACCTAAAATTCCTAATTGAGCAGAGTAATAAGCTGATGGGTTTATTTCTTTTATTTGATTTAATTGTTTATTAAACGCACCATTATGCTCACCCTTATTATATGCTCCGTTTTCAGCAATTTGATTGCCAAGGTCAGTAGCTAATTGGTTGTAGTATGCGTTAGGGTTTGTTTGTTTTAAATCATATAGTTGCTGAATAAAAGAAACATCTGTATATTTTTTGCCTGGATTGTCAGCACCTCTCCAATCGTATCCATTTTGAAGATTTTTAATGTCAGGGTTTTTAAGTGCAGCACCATTAACTATTAATTTGCCAGGGTAATAAAAGGGATTTTCATCATCCCCTCCGCTAGATAAAATTTCATATACATCACCAGTTTTTTGGTTTTCCAATGAATCAATATAAGTAGTTCCCCACTCGTCAGCAGACTGTTGAATTTTTGTTTTTGCATAAATGTCCCCAGTTTTATCATCTTTAACTGCAAAAACATCTACAAAACCTTCATCAGGGTCTTCTCTTCTAACGGTTGTTTGTTGGTAAGCCATATTAGAATATTCCAATATCGCCATAAAGGTTTGACAAATAATCATTGGTAGACATGGCTTGGTCACCTAATCCGCCACCATAAGCACCAATACTATTCATATAATCTTGAATATTTGCTGAGTTATTTAATAAACCCATACCGCTATTGCCAAACAAAGCGTTGTAAGCAGAGTTGCCAAGACCTAATAATCCTGAACCACCAGTACCGCTTGTGCCTAAACTACCTAGACCGCCACTACCTAACAATGCAGCGCCACCAAGACCATAAAGACCTTGTGTAGTTGCATTTTGTTTTGCAATGTTAGCGTTTTGTTGTGCAATTTGAGCAGCATTAGAAGTTGCAGTAGCACCAAGGTAATCAGGGCCAGCTACAGCAGCTTGGCTGTATGGGTTTACATAACCTGGCTGAGTTGCTGATTGGAAAGCACCAAGTTGTTGCAATGGCAAGTTTCTTTGCTGTAATGCTTGTGCGTAATTTTGTTGCAATGCAGCGTTATTAGCTTGTGTGCCAGCTAATTGATTGGCAAAGCCTTGTTGACTAGCTTGGTTGTTAAAGCCAAGGTTAGCTAATTGGTTAGCATTTTGTTGTGTTAGTGCTTGGTTACCAAACTGACCAGCTTGCAAGTTTTGACCAAACATAGTGTTTTGTACTTGTGAACCAGCTAACTGCGCTTGAGTCATTAAGTCATTGGTCTTTTGACCTTGTTGCATCATGGCACGATTGTATGCTTCAGTACCAGGTGCAATACCTTGGTTAGCTAATTGGGCTTGTAAACGTTCTTGGCTTTGGTCAATTTGTGGCTGTAAACGACTCATTAACAAACCAGTAGCTTTATCCCAACCTTCCATGCCAGTACCTTGTACTTGGCTTTGTAAGTTAGCAGCGTTACCAATTTGTGAGAATTGTGGACTTTGACCAACTTGACCAGCTTGGTATTGGCTAATGTCAAAAGGACTAGCAGTAGATTGTGCTAATTGACCTTGAATATTGCCTAAAGACTGTTGTAATGGCTGTGCTAAAGACTGATTAGCAGTCCAAGTAGGGTTGCCGTTAGCATCTACACCTTGTGTGTAGTTAAGGCTTGCATAAGGGGTATTTTGGTTAATTCGGTTAGCAGCAGTAGCTTGTTGCGCTCCAGCTAAGTTACCCATAGTGGTAGCATTAGCAGCCTTTATGTACGGGTCAGTTGAGCCAGCGTAAGGGTTTGCTTGCTGAGTCCCTGCACCTGCTCCAGTTGTGAATGATGAACCTGCTCCCATTACCTTCTCCTTATGCCCATTTACAATATTCTGGGCGCATTTCTAAAATGACCAAATCTCCATCGTTATGTGCGTCAGGAATTATGGCAACATCTTTGAAACCAAGGTGTCGGTTTAGTCTTAGGGCTTTTTTATTACTCCCTGCGACTGTGCCAATTATAACCTTTAATTTCAAGGTGTTAAATGGATAATCAAAGACCTTTTTGAGAAAGTCTTTGGTTACCCAATGCTGTCCTTCTGACCCCACATGAATCATGCAAGATTTACCGTAAAAACCACAATAAACTACTACTGCCCTAATCTGTCCATTTAATACTTGCCCTACATAATGAGCATCATCTGAAGTGGGCATATTGTGTTTTATTGCCCAATCTTTAAGACTTTGCTGATTAACAAGTATCAAATTACTCCACCAGCCTCAAGAATATAGTCTGTAGATACCCAATGTAATTCAATATTTCTAGCTGCCACATTCAAGTTAATAGAGCCTGTAAAGCCAATTCCTGTCACACCTTGCCATATTGCAGTAGTTGTAAGACCGCCAACCCAGTTAGCGTTATCCCATTTAGAAGTGTCCCAAACACCGTCATTTACAGAAGCAGGGTTAAATGAGACTTGCCCAAGGTTAATTTCAGTATTAAAGTCGGTGCTTAAACCGCAGAATACATTAGGCACACCACCTGAAGATTGCAAAATAGGGCGAACCATTGTGAAGCGTTTTAGTTGACCAGGTTTGTCAAAATAAGAATAGGCTTGTTGTGCCGCAGCATTAATGTTGTTTCCGTCATCAGAATTAATCTGATAAAAGTCCCCAATAATGCCATTTCCACCAAAGTGAATGTCGGCATCTCCTGAGACTTCCCAACAATGGGCTTCAATACCTGTAAATCTAGCCCATGACTTAGTAATAGTGTGCATTACATACTGTTCTGTACCGTTAGTAATCGGTATATTTAAAATCAGCATATTTTCAGAAGCAAAATAGTTAATTTGCCATCCAAAATTAGCGTAATACAGCGTTGCTGCTTGACTTACTGCAAAGTAAATCTTATCTGTTAGGTTAACCCTAGGGTCTAAACGACTAGATTGAAGTGCTGAAGCAAGTGGTACTAAACCATCTTGAGTAAGTAAAAGTAAATCGCCTGACCACTTAAAAAAGCACCTACGGCTAAAGGTTTGACCTAACTGCCATACACCTTTTAATGCCCAAGTGTCAGCATTGTCAGGGTCAGTACCGTTATAAACAATAATCTCGCCCATTGAAGTGACAAATACTGCATAGTCATCAGCACCTTGACCAGCGTCCAATGTCCAAGTACCCATTGCTTGCAAATAGCCACCATTTCTAGCTATTCCGCCAAAATAAAGGGGTGTAGCAGGGCCACCAATAGCGTCTACATCTAAATACCAACAGGTAAGAGACTCTTTTTCTGTAAAGTAAAGACGGTTTTTAAACAAGTTTACATTGGCAAAACGATTAGAATTAACTCCTGTAATACCAATAACTGTATAAGTGCCTACTACTGTTGCATCTGCAGCAGGAGTGGAAGCCATTGTGTATTCAAAAGTATTAGCACCAGTTACATTAATGACATAAGTGCCGTTATATTCAGAGGATGTTGCACCGCTTATAGTTACTCGATTGTTATCTACTAAACCATGAGGGGCTGCTGTCGTTAAAGTAGCTACTGCACCCACATGGGTAATAGTGCTAATTGTTTGAGCAGTTGAAGTTGTAGCAACATAAAACCAGTTAGAACCATCGTAAATCATGGTTGGGTCTGAACCATTGCAAGCAACTAGGTAATGCCCTGAAGTATTGGTTAAGTTTACAAACTCAAATTTATCGCTAGTAATACCAGTAAAAACAGGTAATGCAGGGTTTTGTTTTGACTCATAAATAGTATTGCCAGCAAATGCAAACAACTTATAAGACACATTTTGTGTGTAATTTATTAAAGTGTTTACTGGTGTAAATAGTTGGTTTTTATAAGTTCCCACTACTGTTGCGTTACCTGAAACAGTAGAAGTAAGCCTGTAAGTAAAGGCTGTTGCACTTATTACAGTTATCTTATAAACACCGCTATATTCGCTAGGAGTTGTGCCTGTAATAGACACATAAAACCCTGTAGTTAAACCATGTGCAGCAGCAGTTGTAAGGGTAGCAATATTTCCTGAATAGGTAATACTACTAATTGTTTGCACACCATTGGTTGTTGTAAGAATTGACCCTGCTGTGTAGCCACTACGCATAGTGACATCAGTAGGGGTAGGAAACCAATTAACTAGCTGAACAGCATCCGTTGGAGACATGGCTGCCAATGAATCTCTAGCGTTCCACCCACCAATAGGCGCTGGTACTGAAGCAGTAGAAGCTGTGTTTTGTTTGGCTTTTTGTAATAGCATGTTATAATATCCCCATACTTAACATACGGGAATTATTATGGAACAATGGCTTGATGTAGTTAATTTTGAAGGTTTTTATGAAGTTTCTAATCATGGAAATATTCGTTCCTTTAAAACCAAACAAATTAAAAAACAAACTTTTGACAAAAATAACAATAGACCGTATCTTGGTCTTTGGAAAAATGGCAAACAAAAAATTGTTAAACCTCATACATTGGTTATGGAAGCATTTGTAAGCAAAAGACCATTTGGATTGGAATGTTGCCACAATGATGGAAATGCTTTTAACAACCACATTAGCAATCTTAGATGGGACACCCCAAAATCTAACCATGCTGACAAAATTAAACACGGAACAACAAATCGTGGAGAAAGATGCGCAAAAGCCAAACTTACTCTTAATCAAGTAAATGCCATCAGACAAGACAAAAGACTTCAAAAAGAAATTGCTGTTGAATACGGAGTTCAGCAAAGTCTTATTAGTCGAATTAAAAATGGTGTTAGATGGCAACATGATTAAGACCCATAGCCAGTATCCGGTATGTTTGCGTAACCAATAAGCACTCTGCTTGCTTGAGGTGCAAATGACAGATTAGGTGCGCCTTTGTCATTAGCTTTGGCAATAGTTAAATAACGCTGATAATCTTGAGAAACAACAGTAGTATCAAAGCCTTTAATGCCCCAATACTTCATTTTTGTGCTTAAAACAATAATACGGTCATCTAAAACCGTAGTGTCTGAGTCAGCAGTAAAGCTATTCTTTACAGTACCGTCTGCGCCTCTTACCCAACCTTTTGACCTATATTCCCAACCTAAATACTCATCGGTATTCATAATAGGCCATATTTGGAATTGGTTATCTAGTATTCTCCAGCGCACTCTAGGGCCTGTAGAGATATAACCAGACTTTAGCCATTGCCATTGTTGGGCATCTTCAGCACCCAACATTTCCCAATGTTTCGATTTATCCCACATAGTGCGGTTAGTAATCGTTTCAAAGTCAGCAGGTAAGTTATAAGCAGTTTGGGCGCATACTACTGATTGCACTCCATCACCTGTAGCATACTGACTCATTACTACTACTTTTGTAGTGTTATTTGCACTTACAACATAAGTATCTTGGGGGATGTTATAGCCTGATAACTGCCATTGGCTTGTAACTCCGCTTAAATCTGTGCCAGCCTCAAAAGTTAATGTAGTAGAACCATTAACAGTTGTGGCATTGGCGGTTAAAGATTGTGTGTAGAAACGATACTGCACTTGAAGTGCTTGCCAATCATATTCTTTTAGCAAGTCATAACCAGACCCATTCATCAGGGCTAAAATTTGTTGCACATCCTGAGAAGTGTTGCCGATTACAAAAGAGGGTACAGCCAAGTTTAACTCGGCTGCGGTCTGTTGAACTAGTTGCAACATTGTTTGTGACATATATATCCTTTTACTTGAGTTTACCCAAGTAATTGGGTATAATTATCAGAGCATAGGATGATTACAGTCACCCTAGCCCCTAACCACCACAATATAAGAGGTATTGCATGGCTGATATTAATTTTACACTAACAAAAGACTATTTACATCAAATCTTTAAATATAAAGATGGCGAGCTTTTTTGGATAAAAAATGGCAAAAAAGTAGGCTCAAATCATCCAAAGGGATATAGACAAACTTCTTTAAATAAAAAAGCGTATCTTGTCCATAGACTAATTTACATGATGTTTTATGGTTATATGCCTAATGAAATAGACCATGTTAACGGACAGAGAGCAGACAATAAAATTGAAAACTTGCGACCTGCAAACTCAAAAAATCAACAAAACGCAAAAATAAGAAAAGACAATAAATTTGGAGTAAAAGGTGTTTATTGGTTTAAAGAGTTACAAAAATGGAAAGTTGATATAGGAATTTGTGGAAAACGAAAATATATAGGTGTTTTTAAAGATTTAGAACTTGCCGAGCTTGTCGCTATTGAAGCAAGAGACAAGTATCACGGCAAGTTTGCACGACATATTTAGACTTCTACAGCCTCTTTGGGTTTACGGCCTTTTGGCTTTTTTTCTGCAACCATAGCCATTAAAGCATCCATTTGTTCTTGCATTTTTGCAAGTTTTTCGTCTGCTTCTAATTTAACCTTAGCATTTTCTTCACGAAGTGCTTGCAATTCTGATTCTCTTTGTGCTACTTCGGCAGAATCATTAGCTAAATTCAAATAAGCCTTGGCTTTTAGACGGAAATTATGCGGTGACATACCAGCTACCATGCCAATACGCTGAAGTTGCTGGTCAGAACAGTCAGCAATAGCTTCTACTGTGTAGAATTTAAGCCCACGCAATTCTTCAGCTTGGCTACGGGTTACTTGAGGCCATTGGTCTAAAGGTGTGCCAACAATGTCTTCATGTCCTGCTGTTTGGTTTAAATAATGCGCCCATTGACGGGGAAAACGCTGTTTATGGGACTCTTGTGCGTAAGTGTCAATTTCTGTCAGATTATCGCCAGGTATCATAATGCGTACAAAATCGAATTCTTTAAAAATTGGCCTACCTGCCTCGTTTGAAGCGTCTTCTTGCTTCATACTTTTTTTATAGAATTGGACTGCTAATCGTGAATCTGCGCCTTGAATATCGCTTTCTATTGCCATTTTTAATGCTCCTAAGTAGTTAGGGTTTATAAAAAAAGAAAAGGGGCTTCCCTTTTGAGAAAGCCCCCGTTTTTACTACATCTTCAATTTTTAGACTGAAGCCTTGCTAAACCAACCATAATCGCCAGAAGCCATTGCAACTGCTGGTGACAAGTAAGTACCAGCAGAGCCAGTAGCTACAAAGGTTGAAGCGTTTACTGAACAAGTGGTAGTTGCTGCTGTAATAGCTGCACCAGCTTGCGCCCAAACATAACGCAAACCATCGCTACCGAAAGTTTGTGTACCTAATGGGCCAAATGTAGCAACAGTAGTACCATTTTCTGCTAATTCTGTAACAGTTTGAGTATCTACGAGGTCTACACCTGCGATGGGGAGAGTTGTATATGCCATGATATTTCCTTTATTAATTAATTAAACAAAATAGAAGGGGTTTCCCCCAACTATTAAGTTGTCAACAAGCCTTGTAGGAAGCTGTTAGAAGTAGTCAAGTTACCAGCCCAACCGTATAACTTCACGATTGCATCTTGGTTAATAGACTGACGCTCGCCACCGATAGGTACAAAGTTACGCTCTTTATGCGGACGCAAGAAGATGTAGTTTGTATTCAACATGTACATGTAAGTAGCTGTCTCTTGTGAGCCATAACCACCACCCAATACTACATCAGCAGAAGTACCGCCACCGTAGAACTTGAGGGAAGCGAAACCAGCAGCGCCAGATTCTTCAGCAGCAATACGCTGAATAGACTGCAATGCGCCTACATAGTATTGATACATTGTGTTACCAGCAACAATCAAGTCAGCCTTGTCAGTACCACGAATCTGCTTAATAGCAGCTTCAGTCATCTTAGCCAAAATTGTGCCAGATGTAGCGCCAGTAGTAATTTGGTTCTGCCAGAATGTCCATACTGCACGGTTAATACCACCGTATGTGCCAGTTGTAGGTGAAACTGCAACAGCAGCGCCTAGACCGTCAAGGTTTTTACCACCGTTACCAGTACCGTTGCCATACAAGTCACCAGAAATGCGGTTAAGCAAACGGGCTTCAGAAACTTGCATACGACCATCTAGCAAATCAATGATTGCTTCTTTGCTTGAGTTTTGCAACATTTCCAAGCCAGACATAGTAACTGCGTCAGCGTACTGAGCAATTTTGTACTGAGCAGCAGAAATAGGGCTATCTGGAGCAATGTTTAATACTTCATATCCGCTATAAGAGTTAGCGTTGTTGGTTGCTGAATCGTCATACATGATTTCTTCCAAAATCACATTACCGCCTGAGAAAGGACGAACATTGCCCTTTTGTTGTAGGCGCTGAAGAATAGCGTTGTTTTGTGTTAAGTTGTCTGCCAATTCACCGCTACGACTTTGAATAGTGGTAGCGATAATATCGGTGATTGCTGAGTTAGCGAATGCCATGATATATCCTTAAAAAAATGTGCCAAAATTGGCTAGTTAAACCCGACGGCTCATTGCTTCACCTAATTGGTCAGCAATTAAAGACCGTCTATCCTTTTTATCTTCTGGATTACTCACTTTTCCACTAGGAGTAGTGGACTTTGGACTAACCGCAGTAGCCTTAGCCTTCGCTACTTGCTGTGCTTTGACTGCTGATTGTTTGGCTTCTTTCAAGAGTCTATCTTGTTCCAATGCCCATACATCATCATTCATACGCACGGCTTTCTTGTAGGCCGTTTCTAGGTCTTGGGCTTTCCCTAACTCAAGTAATTGAGCCATTTCTTCCCTTACCACATCAAAATGCGGAAACTTCTCCACATCACTTCTTACTCTTTCAATTTCACCCATTAAGCGTTGATTTTCCTCTTGGGCAAATCGACCTTTAATAGTTGAAACTTCCTGGTTGACCATATTTAACTGGTTCATCAGTTGTTGCGTATATGGGTCAAGCTGTGTTGCTTGTCCATTTCCATTTAATTGTATACCATAATCTGCCGCAAGTTTTTGAAATACTTGGACTTTTTGGTCATAGCCAGCATTAGACAAAATCTGTTCTGCACGGACTAAGTTCTCAATGTATTGGGTTGGTTGTATACCTCTGCGTTGCAAATCTTGTGCGTATGGGGCAATAGCGTTTTCATAAGACTTAGCCCTATCAGCTTCAGCTTTATAAGTGCTTACACCTTTCTTATACTCAGACTCACGCTGGTTAGCGTATTCAGCAAACTTAGTAAAGTCTTCTTTGCTAATTTGTTCGCCAGCTTCCATTTTGTCCCAAATCTGGACATATTCTTTCTTCCAAGTAGAAGGCCTACTTACAGGCTTGACTTCTTCTGCCGCCTCCTGCGCCTCATCCTTTGACGCAAATTCATTAGAATCAGCATCTTGGGAAGGTTTTTCTCTATCTTGTGCGCTAATTTCCTCTTTAATGGACTCCTTGGAAATACTGTCCGCTTCAACCACTTCAATGTCTTTTTCGATTGGTGTTTCAAGTGTACCTTCCTCTGCTGCGTCTAAAGCAGCCATTAATTGCTCTCTGCGGTCTAATTGGTCATCCATGATTTATCCTCGGTAGTTAAGTTTTGCGTATGCCAATTCTGCAATCTGGCGCTTTCTTGCTTCTTGTGACTTCTTACTCATTTCTGGCGCTTTTTGTTGCAAAGGCACATCGTTGCCTAATTCAACACAACCGTTGCGTTTTAGGTTTTCTCTATGCTTAGACCGACTGTCTATCCATGTGCCATCAGCCATAGAAATATGCCCTGGTATGTCAGACATCACCATTGGTGCTTCTATTGGAGTCATGTTAAGCTTGGCTTGCCATGCTTCTTCAGCTTGTGGGGTATTAAATGGAATATTCCAATAAGCAAGGTATTTTTCCTTGTCATCATATTGCGTT